GTTCACTGTGGACACCTTCAAGGCAGCACAGGGCCGCAAACTGACACCCATCGAAGTCCACAGCATCATGTGCATGATTGGCCAGATTGTGGTGGTAGGCGGTGTTCGCCGCAGCGCCATGATCAGCCTGTCTGACATTGAAGACAAAGAGATGCAGACAGCAAAGTCTGGAGAATGGCAGATCGACAACGGACACTTCGCTCTTGCCAACAACTCAGTGGCTTACAACGAAAAGCCCACAGCATTGGCTTTCCTGATGGAATGGTCGGCTTTGGTCGCTTCGGAGTCTGGTGAGCGTGGTATCTTCAACCGCAAAGCCGCACAGGACAAAGCAGACCGTGAGGGTGTCCGTGATCCTAACTGGGAGTTTGGAACAAACCCGTGCTCCGAGATCGTGCTGCGGGGCCAGCGCCTTGAAGATTGGCTTAACCCTGAGACGGGTGTAGTCGAGAAGAAGGGTGTTGTAGGAACAGGCGGTCAGTTCTGTAACCTGACTGAGGCTGTCATCCGTCCTACTGACACTGTTGTGGACATCCATCGCAAGGTGCGTCTGGCGACAATCCTCGGCACTATACAAGCAACCCTCACCTACTTCCCTTACCTGCGTGAGTGCTGGAAGCACAACACAGAAGAGGAAGCGCTCCTTGGTGTCTCTATGACGGGCATCATGGACAATGCGCTGACCAATGGTCGCTCAGATGGGCTTGAGCAGCGTCTTGTATCATGGCGTGATACAGCAGTTTCCGTCAACGAACAGTGGGCCAAGAAACTGTGTATCAACAAGGCCGCAGCAGTCACCGCAGTCAAGCCTTCTGGAACCGTATCGCAACTGTGCGACAGTGCCAGCGGTATCCACGCACGACACTCTGAATACTACATTCGGACGGTGCGTGGTGACAACAAAGACCCACTGACGCGCTTCATGCAAGACATGGGTATCCCTGCGGAGCCGTGTGTGATGAAGCCCAACAACACGACTGTCTTTAGTTTCCCAATGTCGGCTGTTGGCTCCATCACCCGCAACGATCTGTCTGCTGTTGAGCAACTGGAGATGTGGCTTGCGTATCAGCGCAACTACACCTGCCATAAGCCATCCGTGACCGTCTCTGTTGGTGAGGATGAGTGGATGGAGGTTGGTGCCTTTGTCTACAAGCACTTTGACGAGATGTCTGGTGTGTCCTTCCTTCCGAGGTTTGACCACACCTACGCTCAGGCACCCTATCAGGACTGCACCAAAGAAGAGTATGAGGCCGCACTGGCCAACATGCCCAAGCGCATTGATTGGTCGCTGCTGTCTTCATACGAACTTGAAGACACCACCAAAGCATCTCAGACCTTTGCCTGCACAGGCGGCGTCTGTGAGATTGTGGACATCAGCGCCTAAAGGTTGGCCCTTCGGGGCCAGCCACACCAACTACATTAATGAGGCAGTATGTTCACAGTAGAGCAAGAGAGTGATCACCAGAAGGTGGTGGTCATGGATGAAACAGGCGCGTTTGAAGACCTAGAGATGTTCATTGACGACGATGGTCGCGTATGGATTCGCCAGTTCGATGAGACTAACGGTGAGTTCAGCCTGATCATCATCACATGGCACCAACTCATGGACATCATTGCAGCCCTGAACTCACCAGAGGGGCTGTTCGTGACCAAGATACGCAACGTCATTTCTGGAGGAAGTAGATGATATACCCACGACCCGTTGATACTGATGTATGGGCGGATTGGTTTGCTTGGTATCCAATTAAAGTTGCTGGATATTATATTTGGCTGGAGACTGTGAGCCGCCGTAAATACGGAACGCGCTGGAGATACTTCAGTCAGAGGCTGAACTCAAAAGGAGTGGACCACTGAGCACTCTTGACCGAGTGATAAAAGTGTAGTTTCTTTCAGTTACAACCACATGTTGGCGTCGGGGCGGCTGGTAATCCTGCGTATGCTAGATTTGCTCAACCGCCCCTAGTTACCTGTATGCAAACGCATGTAGGTATCCATAAGTATATTCATTTGTCTCTTTTGTTACAACAGTTTTTGAAAAAACACTGATCAAGGACGCTTTGTAGTCCAAGACCAGTGTCAGTAAGTCGCCATTTCACTTTTGACGGATCATTATGGCGACCAATAATCCAACAATTACGAGTTCGCTTATTGTCACGGGGATACCAGCAACCATAGTCATGGATCACCTTCCTTTCATTACCCTGTAGGCACCCAATGTCGCCCTACAGGTTTGCGACTGCCGCCTGTTGGGACGGCAGGGTCTCAATCACGAAGTAGGTTTAAGGCGGCGATCTGTGTTTTTTGACTTCTCGCTTCCCAGCCTCGTCCGAAGGCATCGTAGGTCTTGAGCCGCCTGTAGAACGCCAGTTTCCTGTTCGTGTATTCTTTGATGAAGTTGAGGGGGGCAGTGTCTCTTATGGCTGAGAGGGTCTTAGGCCCTAACTTACCATCTACGACAACACCAACCACCCTCTGTGCAGTCCTAACGGCACGAGAGACACCAGCGTTCACCGCAAAGTCAAAGAGCATCAAGTCAACGCCATCTGGCAGTTCATCTGCCCTGACCCTGTCCCAATACTCTTTCTTGTAGATTGGCGTTGCGTGGATGACCGTCAGTTGGCGCATCTCGTCAATGGTGACATGACGCCCTACCCAGTTCTCGTAGGTGGCCTTAGTGATACCGAGGTTCGTGGCCCCCGCTGGATCACGGGGATGGTTCACAAAGCCACCTTCGGACTCAAGCACCTTGGCCAAAGAGGCATTCCAGTTGTCGATCACCGCGTAACACCTCGCACCTTCTCGAAACTACGGAGACCAGCGAGACCAAGCATGGCGAACACCATCTCAAAAAGCGCCTCTTGCGGGAAGACAGGCATGGGCGGGTAGAAGCCAAAGACCACGCAGAACCAGTTCAGGATCGGCTCAATAACGAAGTAGTAGCCTACGCCCAGCGCACAGCACCATCCAATCGCAGGTCTCCAGCCAGCCACCCAAACTGAGCGGTGAGCGGCTTCAGCGATATTAGTCTCTGCCTGTAGTCTATTGATTGCAGATGCGGCCTGAACCAACTCAAGTTCAATCTTGCCTTTAGCAAGTGCCGCAGCGTCTTTGTCTGGGACAGCCTTGTCAATGATACCAAGGATGTTGGGGACGATGGTTGTTAGTGCTGCCACAAGTGACATGGGTGTTCTCCTACTGAGGTGCGCTTACTAATTGCGTGGAGATTGAGATATGCGCTCTACAGCCTCTCTGATGGCACCAATGTTGGCGTCCATGCGGGCAGAGATAACTGCCTGTTCGTGGACTATTGACTCAAGTGTTGCTGTGCGCGCTTCAATGCGTAGGATGTCCGTTCTATTGACATCAACATCGTTTCGCAGGGTAGCGACGAACCAAATGAGGGCGATTGTTTGGGCAAAGATTGCCAAGATAAAGGATATGGGAACTGACTTACTCAGGTGCCACGGCTCGCTCATTCTGTGTGACCTCTAGACTTCTTTTTGGTTCTTCCCAAAGCCACTGTCTGATGTCAGGAAGTTCATCCCCTTCGATCCGGTATGGAAAGAAACCAGTTGCTTGTAGGAATGCTAATGAAAACCAGACGACATTGTCGCTGTAGGAATTGTTACAGGTGACATTCCACAGGTCTCCCTGTAGGAACATACACGCACCTTTGCACAGTTGAAGCACTGGGCAGTTCACGCACTCTGGGCGATGTGACCAGTGTGTTGCAGTTTTGAGTTTGATGTTGTGGAAGTCTTTTACGTTACCAATCTTATGGCTCTGGCCATTTGGCGCGGTAGAGACAGCAGAGACATTCTGACAGGTGAGAACATCACCATTTAAATCGACAGCAATGGTGTCCTTGCGGTCCATCCCACACTTCTGTCCAAGACTGAAAGCATCCCTGCGGGTAGTGAGGGAGTTGATGAAGTCATCAACCTTATCATGTCTCAAACCGAAGGCATCTACCTTACCAGTAAGCGCCTCTTGGATTGCCCGCGTCCTGAAGTCCACACTGGACCCGTTCGACTTTAGGCTCTTCTCCTTACCGCCTGCATCATACGCATCAATGAAGGAGCCTTCACCAATGCCAACTTCTGGCCCAAAGATATCAAAGAAGTGCTGCTGAATAGCCGCGCGTGACGGGTTCCCATCGTGCACCATAGCATTGAAACTGATGCGCCCTTTTGGTGACAAACGTCTGTAAAGGTCAAACACACCAAGTCGCATGTTTTGGTCTGTTAATGGGTCTGGGCCACGCACATGCTGCGCTGGTCCGTCATGGGACACACCAACGCTAAAGCCCATGTCGTCAAGCCATGCGTTAATCTCTGGGTTCAGTAGAGAGCCGTTTGTGATGACGAGGAACTCTGTGTCGGGCCACTTCTCACGCAGACGCGCTGCAAGAGGCTTCATCACCTTAATGTATGCAAAAGGTTCACCACCCCAGAACTCAATGCGAGTGGGAGGCTTAGTCACCCATGCGTCAAGTCCATCCAGAAACTCCTGAACCTTGTCGAGACCTGTGTCAGAGTTGCGTGGCACAAACCGCTGACTACAGTAGGTGCACTCAAAGTTACACATCAGCCCCAGTGAGATTTTAAGGACATGGGGCGTGACCTTACCCGCTGGATTTTCGGCAGACATAGGGAACGAGTGACCTATGGTCCAAGGCTGCTCAGGGCTTGGGTATACACTAGAACCATCTTCATAAGTCATTTCAGATGTATGATTGTTGTAGGTGAAGCGCGCATCAACGCCGCCTTGACCTTTAGCATGGATGATAAATTCAGCCATTAGTTCCTCGCAGAGTAAAAGTCCCCGTCACGGATCATTTCGTAGGGGTGCTTTGTGTTCCAGTTTTCGGTGGGCGTCCAAGCGTCATCAATCGGATCGTAGTCGAGCCAAGGCAGGACATCGAAGACGATGTGAACGCGGTGGAAGTCCATAGGCCCGTGCGTGTAGACGCGGTGCATCAGATCAGTGTTGACCACGTTGTGCCCGTTTGGGGTGTGGATGGGGTCGTGACCCTCGTATTGAAGGGCGAAGTTCGGATTAGTTTGGACAATCAGATTGAGCCGAGTTGCCAACCGAGGGTCTGTGTCGATGTGAAAACCACCAGTGTTATTGGCAGAATCGGTCACCATATTACCGTCAACGATACGCAGCGTTGCACGACACACTGGCCGCTTAAAGCCAGTGAACACCTTCTTCAATTCAGGCATCCCGTCCAGTTCAGGGATGAATTTACGGAACGCCATGATGTCGAGGTAGTCACCACGCGGCGCTGAACCCTTTAGAAGGTCACTGGCAGGCTGTGAATAGTAGTCATAATTACTGAACTTCTGATACCGTGGGTGTCCAAAACTACCACAGTATGTCTCCACAGGCGTGGCGTATGGATCATACTGTAGGCTCATTCCAAAAAGAGCATGAGGCGGCTGGGAGCGCCAATGCGTCACTGGCGCACGATGCTGCACAAGGTCAAGAACCTCATTGGCCACCTTTTCGGTGTCATACTCAAGTTCTGGAATTTGGATATAAGGATCAAAAATGGGGGCCGAAGCCCCCAAGTCTGTCATGTTATCCTGTATCCAGCGATACACAGTTTTGTCTTCTGGGCAGTCTTTATAGCGGAACTTCTGCATGGGTCAGGTTCTTTATGAATTTGAAGCCAATCTCGACCGTCATTTTGTCTGATGGGTCAAGGTCAAGCCTGCGCGCCTTGAAGTGCGCTTTACCGTCAGCGCCACAGCGGACTTCGCGTTTATTAACGTAGCCTATGTCAGCGTTAATGAAGAAACGTAGGCCTTCCTTGACAAGCGGCTGGCCACTAAGGGTGGCACCAACCGTAAACGTATGACTACCATCGCCGTTGTCCGTAATCGCTTCGACCACGGGCTGCGGGTAGATGTCATAGATCATGTCGTGGAGGGTCTGGTTGTCCCCTGCGATTTCTTCAGTGCCCTCTGGGAACTCCGCTGCAATCTCTGGGTCTGCGTTAAAGCGGAACACCCAATCCTCAAAAGGTGAGTCTGGTAGGGGTATGTAGATTTGACAGAGGCAATACTCTTCCTTGACGTAGCGGTTCTGTAGGTAAGAGGAGCCAGTCTTCTTGTCAGCAAGCGTATCCACAGTCTTGTTACGGACATCAACAAGTTTACCCTGCTTATCAATGATGACGTAGATGTGCGTGCACTCAACAAGACCTCGGTGACTGACCCAAGACTCAACCAAATCTTTACTAAGAGCGATGGGGTAAGATTCTCTTGGGGAGAAGGTCTTTTCGGCAGGGTCAATCACTGTCGGATTGGTAATAGGGTCAATCATTGTCGGATTGGTAACAGGGTCTTCACTCATGTAGTGAACAACCGCCTCAACCACACCATCCGCTACAGTAACCACAACGCCTAACTTAATAGGTGAAAGTGTCTTATAGATTTTCATCTTCATTCACCTCAGATGTTGCCGCAATTGGAGGAACAATTACAATCACAGGCACAAGCACAGTCGCAGTTACAGTTGCTGTAGAAGCGTCGATAGAGTCTTCCACGGTTGAAGTCATCAAACTGAATGTATGGGACGGCATCTATCCACCCAGCACCACCATTTGAGCGTGTGTAGTCCAATCGAGTTACGCCCGGCCACTGAATAGCGCTGGAACCGTCATGCGTAACTACGTTAGACGGAACAGCCCCAGCGGGGCCTTGCGGACCTTGAGGACCAGCAGGGCCTTGAGGACCAGTGTTGCCAGTAGAACCAGTAGCACCCGTAGGACCAGCAGGGCCTTGAGGACCAGTGGAACCAGTAGAACCAGTAGCACCCGTAGGACCAGCAGGGCCTTGAGGACCAGTGGAACCAGTATCGCCTGTGTTACCCTTCAGATTAGTATACGCACTAAAAGTCCCATTCGGGTTCTGGAATCGCAAACTTGTGCCAGACCATTCGTGGGTGGGCGCTGGACCAGTAGGACCAGTGTTGCCAGTGTCACCTTTAAGACCTTGTGGTCCTTGAGGGCCTTGTGGGCCTTGCGGACCAGCGGCACCTGTATCACCAGTATCACCTTTGATTCCTTGCTGACCTTGAGGGCCAGTAGCGCCTGTAGGACCAGTGTTGCCAGTGTCACCTTTAAGACCTTGTGGTCCTTGAGGGCCTTGTGGGCCTGTTAGTCCGAGTGGTCCAGTGTCTCCAGTGTCTCCAGTATCCCCCTTAACACCCTGTGGACCTTGTGGTCCTTGGGGGCCTGTGGGTCCAAGTTCCTGAACGGTAGTCCACAAACTGCCAGTGTAGTATCTAAGGTTCCCTGTGCTGGCATCAACATACAGAGAGCCTGCGGACAGTGTGTTACCATTTCCGTCAGTTGTTGGTGCGGAAGAGGATGGACCCAGATAGACGCTCTGGAAGTCGCTCAGGTAGTTCTGGGCAGAACTTTTGGCAGACTGTGCTGCCGTGGCAGAACTAGAGGCCGCAGAGGCGCTGTTGGCTGCATTCGTAGCAGACGTAGATGCAGAGGTTGCCGAAGCAGATGCACCAGTGGCGCTTGTAGCGGCCTGAGATGCCTTGGTGGATGCTGTGGCTGCGCTGGTGGACGCCTCAGAAGCCTTGGTCGAAGCGGTTGCAGCAGATGCACTGGCAGCAGTTGCGCTTGTAGCAGCAGCAGATGCCTTCGTGGTTGCCGTAGTTGCCTGAACTGCGGCCTCATCCTTGCTGGTTTTAGAAGCAGCCGCAGATGCAGTAGACGACAGTGCAGAGGCCAGAGATGCAGCCTGAGATGATGCTGCGGCTGTCTCAGATGCGGCTGCGTTTACTTCAGACGTGGCAGCGCTTGCTGCCGAAGATGCTGCATTGTTGGAAGAGGATGCGGCAGAAGTCGCAGAAGTCGCAGAAGCCGCCTCAGAAGCAGCCGCTGCTACCTTATGAGCATTTGAAGCGGTAGCAGAAGAGGATGCGCTTGCTGCGCTGGACACAGCGGTGTCTTTTGCTGACACTGACTGTGACTTTGCAGTCTCAGCGGCATCTTTATATGCACCCGCACTGGATTCTGAGGCAGCGGCTGCAAGTTCAGACGCTTTTGCATTGGCTTCACTGGTAGCGGCCTCTTGAACGCTGCTCTCAAGCGCAGTTACAGATTTTGTCTGTTCTGGGGTTGCAAGTTTGGAGTTGGTGTCAGTAACACCCTGTGTGCTGTAAAATGAAGCCCTTGCCATCTACATCAATCCTCGTAAGTTCTGGTGGGTCGCATGACCTGAGTGACACCTGACATCTCTGCTGAATTTGCCTGCTCTTGGATTTCTGCGAGAAACTGTCCAGACTTTGTCTCAAACAAAGCACCGCGCTCATCCAAGAAGTAATCTGCGGCATACGAAAGAGCCGTGTATGTAAGTAAATCGCTTGCAATGACGGTCAACACATTGGTGTCAGTGTCCGTGTCCAGTGGGGCAACTTCTGCATAGTATGTCATGTAGATACTGCCAGCACCTGCGGCAGGCGCGAGTTTCACAAGTTCACGCTCTCGGCAGAAGTATTCTGGTGATCCTATCGCACCAATACGTTGCTGCTCTGCCATCTCGTGCATTGGGATGCGAACAAGAGAGCGCCCGTTGTATTGGATGTCGATGATCTCAAGAAGGTCAGAAGGCATAACAATCTGCGATGCCGATGTGTTTGCGGACACAGTGTATGTCTGCATACGCTCCATAGGCGGGATACGCAGGATACGCTGGATGCGGGTCAGGGCCTGATTGAGAAAGGTGTCAGCCAAGGCGTCCGTGCAGTCACTGCGGTTGAGGAGCGCCTTAAAGTGCGCCCTGATTTCACCTTTGTTCATCTACTTAAATCCTCTTTTCGGTAGCCATAAAGGCGTCTAGGTTTTCTGCCTTCAGTCGCTTCACGATCTCAGGGCCAGATGCTTCCCAGATGTTAAAGCCTTCGCGCAGCCACTTCTCGACAACAGCAGTTGGAATAGAGGCAACGCGGTGAAATTCGCCCATAGGCCTGTTGGAACTCTCGTTCCTACTGTCCTTTAAGTCGTCCAGAAATGCCTGAGAGATGACCTGTGTGTGCTTGCGCGTCATCCCATCACTGCCTATCAGGAAGTCTGTTTCGGACTGAATGAGGGTGGGGTTTTTCGTAATCATCATGCTTCCTTGAAAACAAAAAGGACCACCCAATGGTCCACAGTAAGGAGAGCAAAACCTGTGTTCCAAAGGGTGGTCCAATCTACGGAGCCGCTATGGCTCTATAGATGTCTTATGCAAGACCCGTGATCTTGACCGAGTCAGCGTAGTTCATGTGCTTCACGGACATTTCGCCAACGATCATGTGACGATCCGAGTCGCCGTTCTTTGCAAGCAGGGTGCGGGTGAACGGACGCAGGGTGCACGTCTTGAACATCGACGGGTCGATCAGCAGCGCGGTGTCTGCTTTCTGGTGGCGGTTCAGCACAACGCGGTATTCGCCGTAGGGGGAGACGTAGAGGTCGATAGCGTTGACCAAGGTCTTACCCTGAGCGATTTCACGGTTGCGGCCAGCGGCACCAGCGAAGCCAGAGACGATCTGAGCGTCTGCGGGCTTGATCATCAGCGTGTTGACATCCGAGCCGTTGTTGTAGGCGGTCTCGCCTGCATCAAGCAGTGCGGCTTCAGTCAGCGCTTCGCCGCCCTGAGCCTTGTCAGTGGTGATCTGGTTGATGACCGATGCCATGCGACGAGCGGTGCCGCCAGAGCCTGCAACAGCAGCCTGATCCACACCCACCAGCGCATATTCTGCATCGCGCTTGACCTCTTTCAGAGCCTTGGCGAGTTGGTGAGCGGTTTCCTTGGCACGGCCATAGGTGCCGATTGCGTCAGCAGTTGCCGACACTTGGAAACCCTTCTGGAGGATTTGGGTGTTGTTGGTGCGCTCAACTGCGTCGATCAGAGTGCCCATTACGGCATCTGCACCTTCAACAGCGGCGTTTACACCAGCGGGTGCCAGTGAGTCTTCAAGCCACGAGAAGGTCCGTGCAGTCACCTTTTCGTCTTTGAACATGGTGAATGCAGGAGTGTCGAAGGGGGTGATGTCCGAGATGATGTCCGAGACCGACTCTTTTTTGCCGACCTGATCGTAAGTGGTATACGTTGCCATGTTTGGAAAATCCTTCTTATAGGCAAGATTTCAGTTAGTCTTCCCAACGCGCCAACAGGGCGTCAGCAATGTCATCCAAGTCACCACCGTAACGTGGGTTGCTCCGCAGTCTGGCTTGCGCCTCTTTCTGACGTGCGGTCTTCAACGATGTTTTGGAGGGTGGTGATTTCTTAGAACTCAAGATTTTGGTCTTGTTGCCTTTTGACTTCGTGACCTTGGCCTGAGCCTTTTTGCTCTGAGCGGCCTCTTTTGTGTGGTCGTAAAGTCTAGCCTTGTTGATCAACATGATGACCGTAGGGTCCGTGTATTGATCAACTTGTTCTTGAGGTAGGCCTGATTTTACTGCGTAGGAACGGATCGAATTGTATAGATCGTTTCCCCAGTCAGGGAGGCTTTCTTCAAGAACACGGACACAGTCCTGTGCTGCTTTCTGAACCGCCTGACGTTGGTTCACTTGCAGTTCAGCAAGCAAACTTCCGCTTTCTTCTTTGAGGAACTTTACATCCTCTTCGGCCTGACGTGCATCCATCCGCAACTGTGCAAATGTGTCTGAATCCATCTGCTGTGCGGCCAAGAGCATATCCATGTCTGAATATGGCTTCAGTCGAGCCTCTGCACGTTCTAAGAGTTTTTGGTATGACAAGTGCGTCCGCTGAAACTCTTGTTCAGCGACTTTGCGTTGGGTAGCCAAATCTTGAGACTTTTGGGTCAAAGATGCTTCTTGACCGTAAAGACGCTTCAAGTCCTTTACAGATACCTTCTTGGTCTC